GGAAGAACGCCAAGAGCACGATCGCAGCCGCCATCGGCTTGTATTGCGAGACGTGTGAGGATGAGGAGGGGCCGCAGGTCATAACGGGAGCGACGACCGGGGACCAGGCGCGCATTGTCTTCAACATCGCGAAGCGGATGGTGGAAAAGACCCCCGCCTTGCGCGAGCACTTCTTGCTTGAGGCGTTCGCCAATTCTATCGTCAGCATGACGAACGGCGGAACGTTCAAGCCGATCAATGCCAAGGCTAGTACGCAAGACGGGCTGAACCCGTCGACGGCCATCCTTGATGAGATTCACGCCCACAAGGACCATGGCTTTCTGAATGTCATCAGGTCTGCTGCGGGCGCACGGGCGAATCCGCTGTTCTTGTTTTGCACGACTGAGGGTTATGAGAGCCCGGGTCCGTGGGGCGAGCTGCGCCACTTCGCGAGGCAGGTGCTTGAGGGCGTTGTCGAGGCTGATCACTTCTTGGTCGTTTACTACGCTGTCGACGAGGAAGACAAGGAAGCCGGCATACCCGCCGATGATGACTTCGACGAGTCGACGTGGGTCAAGGCGAATCCGTTGATGGACGTGAACCCGCACTTGTTGCGGGAGATTCGCAAGGAGGCGATCGAGGCGAAGCAGATGCCCGGTCGTCTTGCTGAATTCAAGATTAAGCGACTGAACCGCCCCGCGTCTGCAGCGGGCGCGTGGGTCAACTTAGTCAAGTGGAAGGCGTGTGGCGGTCCGGTCGACCTAGAGTGGCTGCGGCCGTATCGGTGCTTCGGCGGTCTCGATCTCGCGAGCACGAGCGACTTGACGGTGTTCCGTCTGCTGTGGAATGTCGACGGCACCTACTACACGCACGGTTGGCGATTCGTTCCGCGGGCGGCGGTCAAGGCGCGCACTGAGCGAGGGCTGGTGCCTTATCAGAATTGGATCGACTCGGGGAAGTTGATCGAAGCGGGTGATGAGGTCACGGATTACGACGTGGTCGAAGAGCACGTTCTGCAGGCGAAGCGCACGTTTGCGCTTTCAATGGTCGCATATGATCAGTGGAATGCTGCGCAACTTGTGGCGAAGCTCGTGCGGGCGGAGGTTCCGATGCAGCAGTTCATCCAGGGACCGAAGAGTTACCATCCCGCGATGAAGGAACTGGAGCGCGCGTACACCAGCGGGAAGTTGCGGCACGGAGGGGATCCGGTGCTGGCATGGTGTGCGTCCAACATCGTTGCGCGGACCGATGTGAATGTGAACATGGCGCCGGACAAGAAGCGGTCGCCAGACAAGATTGACGACATAAGTGCACTGCTGATGGCGATGGGAATCTGTGTGGGTGCTCAGGCGCCGGTGTCCGTTGATGTTTTCTTTTAGGCTACTCAATCATGCAAATGGATTATGCCTTCTCGGCGTTGACCATTAAGAGCGTTGACGAGGAGAAACGGGAGATTCGGGGCTGGGCGACGACACCGGCGCCCGATCGAATCGGCGACATTGTCGAGCCGCACGGGCTCAAGTACGCGAAGCAGATCCCGCTGTTCCTTTATCACGACTCGCGCCAAGGTGTTGGTCATGCTGAACTCGGGCGCCCGACGAAGGACGGTGTGCCGTTCGTTGCGCGCATCCCGCGGGTTGTCGAGCCGGGTCGGCTGAAGGACTTGGTCGATGAGGCTTGGCAGCGCGTCAAATACAAATTGATTGCCGCCGTATCCATTGGCTTCAAGGAAGTCTCGGGCAAGGTCGAACAATTGAAGGGCGGCGGTCTGCGTTTTCTCGAGGCTGAAGTTTTGGAACTGTCGCTTGTGCCCATCCCGATGAACGCGGCGGCAACGATCGACAGCGTGAAGGCTGTTTACAAGTCGTTTGACGCAAGGCAAAGGCGGGCCGCGCTAGGCCATGACGCTAGAACCTCGCAAGACGGCTCAAACCCCGCCGGCGCTACGGCACAACGTCCGAAAGGGACGATTATGAGGACGCTGCAAGAGTTGCAGATGCGCCGCGACGAGGTCGCCGAGCGCATGAAAGAGTTGTGGTCGGGCTGCGGTTCGGACCGTTCGCAATTGCAGGCTGAGGAGGTCAAGGAATTCGACTCGCTGAAGAAGGAACTCGGTGAGCTGGATGCCTCGATCGACGACGAGCGCTCGATTGCGCGCGCGACGTTGGGTGCTGTCGAAGTTCCCGCGCGCACGATCACGAGCCAGGCCGCGGGTTCGCGTGCTCGTGCTGGGTTGCCGGCTGAGCCGAAGCACAAGGAGGACCCGGCGCGCAAGGGTGTTGCGTTCGCACAGTTCGTGCGACTGATGTATCACGCCAAGGGCATGCCGTTCATTGCCATGCAGCTCGCGGAGAAGAGCAAGTTCCGCTTTGGTCTCGATCCGCGTGTTCCGTTGATCATCAAGACAGCGGTTGAGGCGGGGTCGGTCGGCGGTAGTTCCACAGGCGGCAATTGGGGCATGGAACTCGTCGGTGACGAGACCGGCGCGGTTGCGGACTTCGCTGAGTACCTGCGCCCGCAAACGATTCTTGGCCGATTCGGCACGGGCGGCATTCCGTCACTAAACGAAGTGCCCTTCCGCACGCCGTTGCTCTCGATGACCGCAGGCCTGACCGGGCACTGGGTAGGTGAGGGCAAGGCCAAGCCGATGTCGAAGGGTGCCTTCGCACGCACGACGTTGGAGCCGCTGAAGTGTGCGGCGCTGACGGCGGTGACCAAAGAACTGCTGATGGACAGCTCGCCCAAGGCCGACGTGATGTTGCGCAACGAGCTGGGCGCGTCGCTGATTCAGGTCAAGGACGTGTCGTTCATCGATCCGACCAACGCGGGCACCGCATCCGTTGAGCCGCCCGCGGTGACCTACGGCATCACGCCGATCGGGGCAACGGGAACCGGCGACGCTGCAGACGTGCGGACCGACATTCGTGCACTGCTCGCAGCGTTTCGTGCAGCGAACAACCCGCCGCGCTCCGGTGTGTGGATCATGAATTCGAACACGGCCATCGCGCTCGGGCTGATGACGAACGCGCTGGGTCAGCCGGAGTTCGGCGGCATCACGATGAACGGCGGCAGCCTGCAAGGGCTTCCCATCATCGTGTCGGACTACGTCCCGGCGGACACGAGCGGGCACATTGTCGTGTTGATCAACGCGCAGGACGTCTTCTACGCGGACGATGGCGGTGTCACAGTGGCGACCTCGGAGCACGCTTCGTTGGAGATGGACGACGCGCCGACGAGCGACAGTGTGACGCCGACGGAAACGACGTCGGTGTCGATGTTCCAGACCAACAGCGTCGCGTTTCTTGCTGAACAACGCCTGAACTGGAAGCGCCGTCGTGACTCCGGCGTCCAGGTGCTGTCGGGCGCCAACTGGGGCGAGGCGTAGGTTCTTTTTGGGTGGTGGTGCCGTGATGTGATTCACCGGGGCTGGCTTCTCCCTGTCCACGCCGCCCCGGTGTTTTTTTCGTGAAGGAGTCGATGATGCGATTGAAGGCAAGGCGCTCGTTCAGGTATGCGGGCCGTCGACTTGAGGTCGACGAAGAGTTCGACACGAAGTCGGAACGCGACGGTGTGCTGTTGGTCGCTGTGGGAAGTGCGGCGAATGTGGACTTGCCCAAGCCGCGCCGGGGTCGTCCGCCGAAGGTCACGAAGGTAGAGACGCCGGAGCCGCCGAAGGTCGCTGCTGATGACTTCCCGCCTCCTGACGAGATGGAGGCTGGGCGCTTTTACAATCGCCGCGACATGGAAGCAGAATGAAACTGTTCGGCTTCAATATCGAGCGCGTCAAAGAGTTGCGCCCGGTAGGTCCGCGTCCGCCGAACTACGGCGTGAATGCAGAGTTCATAACGGGCGGCTGGCAGCGCAATCTAGTGCCGCCGATGACGGACTCGGTGCTGGCATTCTCTGCCGTCTATTCGTGCATTTCGCTGATCAGCAATGACATTGCCAAGCTGCGGTTGAAGCTTTCGCGCCGGCAAGACGATGAGACATGGGAGGAGGTTAAACACTCCCAGTACCTTTCAGTGCTGCGCAAGCCGAATCATTTCGAAACGCGGGCGCAGTTCGTGCGCAACTGGATTGTCCAAAAGCTTGTCCACGGCAATTCATATTCACTGAAGCGTCGGCAAGATTTGCGCGGCATGGTGACGGGTCTTTACATGCTCGACTCGACGACGACCACGCCGCTCGTCGCTGAAAACGGGGATGTGTTCTACCGCATCGGTCGCGACAGGCTTGCCGCGGTGCGCGAGGACGATCGTATTGTTCCGGCGTCCGAAATCATTCATGACCGGATGCTGGCTTTTTGGCATCCGTTGATCGGCGTGTCGCCGATCTTCGCTTGCGGCACATCGGCTGCGCAGGGTGCAGCGATTCAAGCGAATGCTGAAGCTTTTTTTGAGAATCGCTCGATGCCCTCTGGGCTGTTGATCTTTCCGCAGGCGATCAGTCAAGAGCAGGCGACTGCTATCAAGGCAAAGTTCGACACTGGGTACAGCGGATCGAATATAGGCAAGTTCGCCATTGTTTCCGGTGACGTGAAGTGGACGCCGATGACGATCACCGCGATTGATGCGCAACTAATCGAACAACTTAGCTGGACGGTGAGCGACGTTGCGCGGTGCTTCCACGTCCCGCCCTACAAGCTCGGGCTGCAGACGAACGTTACCTTCTCCAATGCGAGCCAGCTCAACCAGGACTACTACTCGCAGTGCCTGCAGTCGCTCATCGAAGACTTCGAGGCGCTGCTCGACGAGGGGCTGGAGCTTGGCTCCAGCCTGCGCACAGAGTTTGATCTCGACGGACTGCTGCGAATGGACCCGGGTGCGCAAGCTGAAATCGACCAGAAGGATCTTGGGTCGGGTGTAATGGCGCCGAACGAGGCACGGGCACGTCGCAACTTGCCGCCGGTTGACGGAGGTGATGCGCCGTTCATGCAGCAGCAGATGTGGCAGTTGGGTCAGCTTGCGGAACGCACACCGCCTGCCGACGCCCCTGTCTTTCCTCCCGCAGGGCCGCCGCCGGCAGAGCAGGACGAGGAGCAAGAGCAGGACGAGGAGCAGGACGAGGAAAAGTCAAAGCAACTTGCGGATGACGAATCGCGTGCGCTGATCGACCGCTTGAATAGGAGCGCAGCCGGTGCCTGATAACAGCGAAAATATTTACGCGGCGATGGATGGGTTCGTTCGTCGTTCGATCGCACCGCTGGAGAAGATTATCGAGGCGCAGGCGACGCGCATCGCTAACCTTGAAGCCCGTCCGCCTGTCATCGTTCGTGGGATTGATGGCAAGGACGGCAAGGACGGCGCTAGCGGACCCGTAGGCCCGCAGGGAAAAGACGGTGCCCCGGGTGAGCGCGGCGAGAAGGGCGAGCGCGGAGAGCGCGGCGAGAAGGGCGACGTGGGTCTGCAGGGTGTTGGTGAACGTGGGGAGCGCGGCGAGAAGGGCGAGCGCGGCGAGAAGGGCGACGTGGGTCTGCAGGGTGTGTCAGGGGAGCGGGGCGAGCGCGGAGAGAAGGGCGACGTGGGCGCGCAAGGGGTTGGCGAGCGCGGCGAGAAGGGTGAGAAGGGCGACGTGGGTCTGCAGGGCGACGTGGGCGCGCAAGGGGTTGGCGAGAAGGGTGAGCGCGGAGAGAAGGGTGACGTGGGCCCGATGGGTGAGCGCGGAGAGAAGGGTGACGTGGGCCCGATGGGTGTTGGCGAGCGCGGTGAGCAAGGTCCCGAGGGTCTGCGCGGAGAGAAGGGCGACGTGGGCGCGCAGGG